TAGTTCCATGTCTTTAAACCTTAAGCCCTCTATTTTATCTCGTATCTTTTGAGCAACAAAAGGATTGTGCCGGTGGTCGGATATGAATAGTTTAACGCCATCCGTACCTATTAGATTTTCATGCACCCAGAACTCAGCGTTTGGATTGTAGTCGATATAAACTTGTTTACGGGTACGCATATACAATTCGTTAAATATATCGTATGTTATACCCTGCGCTTCGTTTATGAATAGATAATCCCTTTTACCAGACTTCGCACCTTGAGCGGTCTCATAGCTTTTAAACTCCATTACAGAGCCATTAGCAAATTGAAAGATACGGTCTGTTCTATTGTAGTCTGCTATCTTATGCCTAAGTTGTTCGCTATTGTTGTAGATATCTAAGGCATCACGTAACGCCCCGGCTTTTAAGTTAGGGATTGATTCACCAACAACTGTGATAACTATTGGCGATTGAATGGCTTTAGTGAATAGGACTTGAAGTATTGAATATGTTTTCCCAGACGAAGATCCTCCTTGGTTTACGAGTACATCTTCGGTAGCAAAGTAATTAGCTTCATATAGGCATGAGGTTTTAAACACATTAATCTAAACTAATATCCTTTTCATTACTACTAAGTGGCGAATCGCTTTTAATAATCTCAACTGTTGTATTGAGGTTTGTATTCTCATTCTTAGCTTCGACCTTATCAGTCATGCCTAATTTATTCTTTGCATAGAATATTCCTTTGCCCTCATTAGCTACAATATCAACAGCTAAAGAACAAAATAAATCGTCTATCTTTTTTATAGTGTTACTTTTTTGCTCACAATCGCCTTTTAACCACTCGTAATAAGTCTTCCTAGCAATCGTATCACCCAAGTTCATTGGAAGCCATATATTCAAAAAGAACGCTATTGTAGGTATATGCCTTTCCTTTTGGTTAACTATCTTTCCGCTACCTGTTGCCACTTCTTTAGAATGGTTTAAACATACCTCAACATATTTTTGAGCGTATTCTGGTAGGCTTGTTATAAATTCTTCACTTTTTGCCATTCTGTTTGGTATTCGTAAATATCCTGCATTAGTTTAAACATACAATTATCTCACCTAAAATATGTGAGTTTGCTACATCACAAGGTAGCGTCATTTTACTAAAGTCTATCATCTTAAAAAGTTATAGTTACTAATTACTTCATCTAAGATAAGGTTTTTATTTGACTTATCCCAACAATTTAATAAAAAGTTGCAGTCTGCTACGGGATCAGTCGTAAAGCATCCAAAGCGTAAACCATCTATTAAGGTAGTTCTTATTAATCCTTGCGCTCCATCTGTATAACAATGCGCTGGCTTTTGTGCTATTCTAATACTACCGTCTAACAATCTTTGTTGCCCAACAATCATATCATAATCATTTTGATACTTTTTAAATATATCGTAGGTATTGTGATTGAATGTAGTATCGTCATCTAAACCAAAAAAGAAACCATCTTCTAAATTATCTAAGGCTTTGTTAACTTTTTTACCTACTCCGCTTAAGTCATCAATACAATCAACTGTTAAGTAAGGAATATTATATGCTTGGCATTCTTTAATAAGTATCTCTCTGTGTTTGGCAATTACAACAATCCAATTAATATCTTCATAGTCGGGTATTGAGTCGGCTACTTTCTTAATCATTCCACTCCGGAATAAAGGTGTAAATATATTTAGTTTCATTCGTATATCCATTGTTGAGTTTCTATTGTCCACATCGAATAACATGGGTGAGCAGAAATATGACCTGTAAAGTCAAAGCACTTCATATCTTCGCCATTAACATAACCTATCCAACCTTCAGCATCATGCCTATTAAACACAGGGGGTGCTAACATTTTACGAACGTGAGATAATGAAGTCCACCAGAATGTACCGCCAAAAAAAGGACTACCTCTGTGTTCAACTGAATGATGTGATGGTCGCATCCAATGTTGACCAACTGCATCAAAGCCCTCATTTAGTTTTTGTACTGCTATTTGCCATTGACCAACGTTGTAATAAGTCATTGATCTTCGCCATGATTGATTAGGTTGTTCAGGACGTGATGAGCCTTTAGAGTGAGCATATAAAACATATCCGTCATTATCTTGGGCAAATTCATACATAGGTATTTGAGTAACCTGCTCCCAACCTGTATCGGATGTTGCTATCACATCAAAATTAATACGTTCGTTAATTAGGTATTGAATAACGGCTGTACGGTTATGGTCTGCCCCAACTATTCCAATACGGAACGCTGCAAGGTTATCAATAAGCCCCCATTTACGTAGGGCTTTAATATGTTCGCTAACTGGTTCTAACCATTGACCGTCTGCGTATATGTGGTAATAGTGGTAGAGTTTATTTGAATCGCTCATAAAGTTCTTTACGTTTATCAGTTAGCAAATTTAATGAATATTTTTTAGTATCTAAAGTTAATTGTGCAGCCGTATCTTTTACTAAGTTAGGATTACTTAGAATGTATTTTGACCATTCGTAAAAGTTTCCCCAAGTCAAATCAAAGCTATTCTTTTTAGTCATTAAAGAACTATAAGGGTTAACATTGTGACCCATAAATGCACATCCTTTATGCCCTGCTTCAATCATTTTTAACTCTGATTTGCAATTATTAAAATCATTGTCTATTAAAGGCGCAACTAAAATATCCATTTCATCGTAAACCTTTGCAAATTCATATACCGGCAAAGCACCCACTCTACGGTATGGTTTACTAATACCACTAGGGAACTTATATTTAACCAATCGCAAACAATACTCACGCTCAACAGGTAAAAGTGTTTTAAGGTTATCGGTTAGCATTCGTTCATATCCAATATAAACCGACTCTTCGCTTTTAATAGCGTTCCAACCTGTTAAGATAACTTGGCAATTACGGTTAAAGTCTGCATCGTATAAAGCAGTTTGCACGTCTTTATGAATAGACATAACGTCGGGTATGTGAGTTGTGCCTTGCGTAAATCCGTATCTAATCCGTTTAGAGTTTACGTGGTTGTTTTGCCACACGCTATCATCCGTATCAATACCATTTTCAATAACATAAACTTCTTTATTGTGTTCTTTAATCTTACCGGCTAATATTTCAGTTGTGCAAATAACAAAGTGAGCCGCTTTAATTGAATCTATTATTAATTGTGGTTTATTAGTTTCTTTATAATGTTCGTATAACAAATGGTCTTCAGGCAAAATCCAATAGTCATCAAGATCTAAACCAAAACGAATGCCTAACTTATTAAGGGCTTCTATAATTCCGTTGCTATTATCTATTTCACGACAAAATAAAACTAAGTCAATAGTTTTTAAAAAGTCATCAGGATAAATGTCATTAGGTTTAGAATGCACAATTTCAAAGTCTGGGTTTAAACGTGCTAAAACTTCATGCGGTTTATTCATGCGATAATAAGACACAGCGTTGAACTCTGGCTTGTTATCTTTAATGTTAAAGCTGTGTATTAGGAGTATTTTCATCAAACGTATGGTGTTTTAAATTAAGTTCTTTCATTCTGTGTAAACGGTATCTATTAGCATCAATTATCAATTCGTTACCACATGATGAGCAAACGTAACCGTTATTAATTACTTTGTAAGCTGCTATTATTTCTGCCATAATGCCCTCGCATCCTCTAGGGATAAATAGTTCTTTACTATAAATCTCAAAAAACTGAGAGTGTTTAACTAACACATCCATTGCTTCGTCTCTGGTCATCTTAATCTATTAAATATTAAACAAATAGTCATTGATAGTAAAGAGGTAACTCCTGCTATAATTATACAAAACGGTTCGTTATAAGAGTAAATAAGAGCCATCCAAAAGGATAAACACTTTACGCAACTGAATGGGTATAAATGTTTAAAGCCCGTTGCTATTAAAATACGTTGTGGTATTGTTGAAAGTTCAGCAAACCAAAAGGCAAATAAAGCGATGTATAAATAATTAACCATTGATAATATATTTTAGTTTACTTTTTAAAATCTCTTGGTATTCTCTACAACTTTTATAAATAGCGCATCTTTTTATTCCAATGTATTGTGAAAACCTGCCGGCGTTT